CTGAAGAGCTTTTTGAAGATCAACCCCGAAACTAACGCACCGAAACTAATAGTGAACCCTAATTGTGCTGGGCTTTTGTCCGAATTCGGGACTTCGCCTAGTCCTTTTGATGGACAAACGCGAGCTTATCGATGGAAAATGGATAGAGATGGTAATATAGTAGGCGAAACTCCCGAAGATAAAAACAACCACGCTGTCAAAGCCCTGATCTATGGACTCGTTGATAAATTCGGGTACGGTCACCTTGGACACAAGAGCTTCATCAAGGTGAAGAGGTGGTAGTAATTGGCAAGGCGCAAAGTCGAAGATATCATTGATCTGGTAGATTCACACTACGATGTGACCGAACCGCTCAGAAAGAGGATGGATTCGGATCACCAGTTATACCGGCTCGACCCATACGACGCTGGTGACGGGTACCAGTCCTACACTTCAAACGAACCCCAGACCTACGCAGACAAGATAATCTCGTGGATGTCCGATGCCGAGTTCATCATGCGGATTCCACCCAACGGCAACCCGCGTAATACTAGGGAAAACAATAACGATAAAGAACGCTTCATCATCGGGGCGTTAAAAGCTGCAAACGAAAGACTCCACCGCAAGATGCAACCCGACCTGCAAGGGCAGTTGGGCTGGTACATAACCCTCAGAGGCTGGTTTGCCGGTAGAGCTTTACTGGTCAAAGAAGATGACGAAACTACCCATGTGGATATTACACCGTGGGACCCGATGCATACCTACTGGGGTACCGATAATGACGGTCTGGCTTGGGCCTGTTACAAGGTCAAAAAGACCCGTAAAGAGATAGAAACCCAGTACAAGGTCAAGCTAGGCGAGACGAGACAGGATGAAGACGGGATAGACGTTTACGATTTCTATGACCGCGAAGACAATTTCGTAGTCATACCCAACAGATTCATCAAGAAACGTACCAAGCACGGGGGTAGCGAGGTTCCGGTATTCTTAGGGCCGGTAGGCTCCACACCGCTGGTACAGTCGCTCGAATGGTCCTCGATAGAAGACACCGTCGAGGAATACGGCGAGAGCGTGTTCAAGTCCACACGCGGTATCTATGACAACCATAATTTCATGATGAGCGTGATGCTCGAACTTACGGCACGATCCCGCAAGCAGGGACTAAAGATCATCAGTCGTGATGGCGGTAAGACCTTAGAAGAAGACCCGTACAAGGAAGGAACCGAGATATCACTGGCACAGGGCGAGGACATTCAACCCCTCGGACTACTGGAAATGGCTAGAGAATCCAGTGCGTACATGGGGCTAGTGTCAGGTGAGCTTCAACGAGGATCGATTCCCCATAGCGTGTACGGTGAACTGCAATTCCAACTCTCAGGCTTTGCAATCAATACGCTTAGGCAAGGTGTCGAGTCGGTACTATCGCCGAGGATCATAGCCCTAGAGAACGCATACAAACAGGTTTGCAACCTGATATGCGATCAGTATTCGTCAGGTAGTTTCTCAGCTATGGAACTATCCGGTAGGGACAACAACCGGATGTACTTCTCGGAAAAGATAACGCCAAAGAAAGTAAAGGAAGGCGGGGACATAGAAGTCTCTGTCGTACCCAAACTTCCTCAGGACGATATGTCCAAATACAGTATGGCGCAGATTGCACGAGAAGGCCCCACGCCGCTCATGCCAGACCTCTGGATCAGGGACAACGTACTCGGCGTCCAAGATGCAGACCAGATCGAGGATGCGATCAAGGAACAGATCGCGGAAAAGACCCTGCCCGAAGCAGGGCTGTGGAGCCTGTATCAAGCTGCACAGAGTCAGGGGCGTGACGATCTGGCTGAACTTTATCTTAACGAACTTATGGCATTACTCATGGAAAAGTCCAAGAAGATGCAGGCTCTCATGGGGCCACCACCACCGATGGGACCACCACCGATGCCGCCACCGGGCGTAATGCCCCCGGCTATGGGTGGAGTTCCTCCGCCTATCCCAACTCCGCAAGCAGGGCCTATAGTGCCACCGGGACAACCTAGACCCGGAGCGCAAGGGCCGAGAGGTTAACTATGGCACTACCAACTAAACCTTCTGATATCAGGCCACGGGGCCAGAAGTTGATACTGTCCTTCGATGAGTTCCAGCGTGAACCCACGCAGGCCAGTCAGCGCGTTGGAGGGTTTGAAGGGTTTCGACGTGATAAGGAAAAACAAAGCCTAGCATTCGATCCGGGTACAGACTACCCGCTTGCTCCCGGCCTAATGCCAATAGGCCCGTCAGGGGTCACCACGGGTAAACCGTACAAACCGCCGACTGGTGAGTTTCGTCCTGATAATGTTCCTTCGTATGTTGAAGATCGTACAAAGGAATCCTATGATTCTGCCGCTCTTGAAGAGATTGAAAAATCTCTTTCCGGTGACGAAAAATCAGCTATGGACTTTACGTCTGCTCGGTTTGCGGAGAAGGACCAAGGAAGCCAGTACATGCTTCTCATGCTCAATGAGCTAGGCCCAAGGGCTAGGTTTGGCAAGATGCGACAAAATATTGTAAGCCAACTAGGACTTCACAGGGGTGACTGGTTGCTACGTCATGTGTTTGGGAAAAAACCGGGTTCAGAAGTGACTCTCAAAAAACCCGGCGATGACAACCAAGACCCGTATGCGGTCGCGAAACTAAACCAGCATTACTTTGACCTGTCATGGGAAGATTATTTGAGGAAAGGGCTAACTACCCCAGCATCAGAATTTTATGCCGATGATGAGGCGTTAATCAGGGGGTACAAGAAAGCACTTGAGGTGTCAGCGAGAGTTACAGAGAATGGCCTTGGTGATACCGGCGACTATGAGAACGTACAGTGGGAACAGATATTAAACCACATCCTCTTTACTCCAAATAATGAAATCAATAGTGAAGAGCAAAATGCGATCATCCAAGGTATGGCGCGTCTCAAGAGACGAAGCCCAATACTAGAGATGTGGAAAGAGGAGTTTGACTTAAAACAGGGAATAACCGATGAGTCGATGGACTTTCTGAATTACATAGCATCAAAAAAGGGGTCGCCACTTTACATGCCACCAGAAGACAGGTTCGTTGGCGATCAAAGTGAAACAGAAGTACTACCACCAGCGGCTCCTCAAGTAGCTCCACCAGTCCCTGCCCCTGCACCGGCAGGTGCTCCACCACTACCCGGCCCGCCAATGGGCAGGCCCCCGGCAGAGGGCATATCCGCAATGCCGGGAATGGAGATGCAGCCATTAGGTCCTAGGGCTGTTAGCCCGCGTGGTGGCACTAGGGCTGTTTTTACTCCTAGGCGCGTTGGTGTATTCACTGATCTTCCAATAGATAAGTGGGAAGGAAGCGGTTACCAACCGTTGCCACCCGGCCCACCAAGAGGAAACAGATTCAGGGCACCATCTTGGATAAGATAATCAAGGAGATATAACAATGGTAATGGCACATAACTTTGGTAGACCCCCGGCAGAGATTGCAAGAGAGGGTGGACTTGGAGTCCAGCCTATGATGCCGCTTGGTCGTTCTGCTATCGCAGATTCTGTTTTTGCCCCAGATATGCCACCACCAATGAGACGACCGATGGGGATGATGCCACCCCCGCCACCCGACGACGGGCTGGCGCCAAGACTAGCATGGATGCGGCGACTGCAAGATGCCGCATCCAGTGTGGGTCTTCCTGAAAGAAGGACTCTGCCGTCAGTTTATAATTGGCATAATCGTAATTCTCAGTTAGTGTCCGATTTTTTAAGGAATCCACCTTGGCATCGTCAAGGCTTTGGTCGTCCGATTCAGGAAGCACCTTTACCTCGTCCATCGTGGATGCGGCAATAGCATAATCAAGGAGACATAACAATGACGATGGGATTTGGTCTGCAGGGTTCAACTTACAATCCTCTTAATCTGGCATACGAAAGGCCAGAAGACGACGCTGCGTTGTCATATGGAGGGTTCAGAACTCAGGTTGGTGAGTTGCCCCGCGAAACACAGTTACATCTTGCGGCATCTCAGGCGATTGGCTCCGGGTATCGTGATCGTCCGGGGGCTTCTCGGTACGTGCAACGTGCAGCCGACCCCCTGTATGGTAAGTATCTTGCATCGCAGATAGGTGATCCGCTTTTTGAACAAGGTGACCCGTCTTCGTTTGCACAGTGGCTTGGCGGTGCAGGAAGGTTTGCCGATCAAGGTATACAGTTTGGAACTCTTGGCGGGTACGGTAGACAGCCGTCGGGTGTTCCGCAGGACTGGTCAAATCTACTTACGGCGGCGAGAGGACTGAGTAGCGAATATGACATTGGCTCCGAACTAGGGCCAGAGTACGATGCTTATGTTGCTGCACTTCAAGACGAGGGCGGTAAAGCTGCACAGGCGCTTGCGTCATATGCTACTTACAACCCGCAGGCAGGCAGCATACTTGGAAGGATAAGACAACGTGCATTGGGACGAAAGCAAGACCGCTTCTTTACAGATAGGCCGGGTACCGGGTCGATAGACTGGCTAGCGTACCTGACTGATCCTGCAAGTGGACTAGGTGGATTCATCAATCCAGACCTTTCTGCTGATCCTGAACTGATGGCTGCGGATGCCGCAAGGCGGAAACAGGATTGGGAAATACAAAACCTAGCAGCAAGATCAGAAACAGCGATGCCCGGTGCGGCTGGTTCAGCAGGCCCTAACCAGATTGACTATGAGCAAGGAGCGTATCCACTCAATCAATCCGGGAAATCACTATTCTCTGGCCTCACTCCCGAAGCTCAAGGTGCTTTATCCGGTGTGATGGACTTCGACGCTGAGCCAGTAGGCTGGGATAGCCTCATCGCCGACGAAGATCGAATAGAATCTGTTGTTACGGCAGCGGGAGTCGATCCTAATATGGATTCACAGGATTTCCCCGATACCTATAAGGGTATGGAAGGAACGCGTAATATGCTATTCGTGCCGGGTAGGGACGATGCGACATTTGAGAATTTGCCTTACATACCGGGCGAAAGTGACGAGGCGCAGTTTGAACAGCTTGGTGCGGGTGTGCAGACTGCACTTAATAAGCAAGACGCCGGTGCCGGTCTAAATAGTAATGATGCTGCCGCATTGAAAGCGGGGGGGTACCATCAGGCTACTGATGGAAGTTGGCGGAAGCCGGGTGAGACATTCATACATGCAGTAACCGGAGAACCATCAGTCATACCGACATCTGGTACCACTACCTTGGGCGGGTCCGATCTTGGTGCACAGTACACGGGGCCAAACCTTACGCCAGAAAGTGCGTGGAATGCGGCCTCGGTAGACTTTTCAAGGGAAGGTACTGGAGCACGGCAAGAGGCTCAGTATTGGAATTTGAGGGGGCCGGGGATGAATGTAACTGATCTAGAGGCGAAGCAGGCAATGGGGACGCTCAACAAACTTGAGTTGGAGCGTTATGCAGAAGCAAGACGTAATGGGATATCCCATGCAAACGCGATGAATTTTTCAAGAAGCATGGGGGGTAGCGTTTGGAGTGGAGCACAATAAAGGGAATAAGGTGACTTCAGATGGCTAACGAATTTAGTTGGCGCGACTACGCGCTACCGGAAGCACCGGAAGCTGCTTACTATAGTGCCGCACCGTTTGGTGCCGGGTACACTTATGGCGGGCAGTCAATGGTGTCAGCGGATAACCCTTGGGGCGCATCACAGTTCGGTGCTGAAGGGCAGCAGGTTCAAGGTGGGTTCGCTCCCGCACAACAGCAGTATTGGGAAGGCCAGTTTGGTGATGTAAAAAACCAGTACCTTGGGGAAATAGGCAGGCAACTCCGGGCAAACAAGGAGCCTACTATGTCATTTGTTGATTACCTTGAACAGTACCCTTGGACACAGAGATACACTTCGCTTGCCCCGTCAATGAGTCCGGGTGGCAGGCAATCAAGGTTCGCACCTGCTGCTAGATATATGTACTAATGGCAGACCCTATTTCCAAAGAACGCCTTGATAAACTGGCGAAACAATGGGCCGGTGTAATTGCCGAGTATCCTACTCTGCAAAAATATGGGCCTAGACCTTTTGATGAAACAGGGTTTGATCCTCGCGCAGCGCGTGAGTACAAGCACCTGAAGTCAAGGCCGAAGCCGACACCGGAACCGCCTGTTGTAGCTGCACAGCCACAACAACAAGAACCTGCACCTACCACTGCCGTGCCGGGGCAACCGCAACAGCAACAGTACCCTGACGCATATATGCCAGAAGCCAAAGATCAGTGGATGTCAGGAGAATATCTAAAAGATATTGGCAGTCGTTTTGCTAGGGGCGTTGGCGGGTTGGTAGGGGGAGCTATTGCTGGCCCACTTACAGGTAGGTTTGGCGATCCGCTCAAGAATTTAGGTGATGCTGCTGCTGTATTACAACCTCTTGAAGCAGGGGCCGCAATTATATCTGATCTTGGTATCGCAAAGACGATAGCTCCTGAATCAGACTTTGGGCAGATACCGGGTGAGCAACCAAAGGTGGGTGAAACAACCACCGGATTGATTAGACCTATTTGGACAAAGGATCATGGGCCAGACCCATACGTGTTACGCAGGTATAAGCAACTTCGTGCTATGGGTATGGGCATACCGCAAGCTGCGTATGCTGCGAGAGAGCAGACGAAAGAAGCAGGCGAGATGTCTACGGCGAGGCAGATTGGAACTGCCGTGGTATCTGAGGCAGCCGTACCCGGAATAGGGATTGTTGGTGGTATATCGAAAAGTATACCAAAAACTGCTGCGAAATTGGCTGATACAGTACCCCCTACTGCTGCTGCATCTGTGGCTGAAAAAGCAGCCGAAGCAGCCGCTCGAACTGCTGAAGAGACGGTTCGAGGATTAAACGACGCGCAGTTAGATTCCCAAATTAAGTACAGCGAAAACTTCCTCAAAAAATACAAGCATGAACGATATGCCAAGGGTAGGGAAAGAGAAGAAGCCCTGCTGCGTTTTGCTAAAACCGAGAAAGATAAAAGGGTAGCGGTTGCACCAATATCCCGGCATCCGAGTGCCTACAAGCGGTCAGATTACGAAATAGGTGAAGATGAGATAGATAGGATTAGGGGACTAAACGACGCGCAACTAGAAACCGTCATTACAAAAAGTGACGCAGATGTTGCCAAATACAAGGGTGATACCTCTGGGCTGGGTGTGAAGGGTAGCTACCAGAGGGTGCGTATGCAGAAGGCTGAACTAGAAGGGGTTGTGGCTCGTGACGAGCAGGTTAGGCGATCTAGGGGTGTTGACCCGCGAGTGGTTGTTGATGATGTCCCACCCGGTTCTGTTCCAGATGCCGAGGATGTAGCTCGTGCTGTTCCAGAACCTGAAGGTTTAACTAGAGATTACTTTGGATTTGAGCGGGTATTAGAAACAGCAGGCAGACCTTTAGGCCGCATTAGGACACGCATTGGTGAGAAACTGCCGTGGGGCAAGAGACTAAGTGAGAATGAACAGGCTGTAAAACAGCGAATCAAAGATACAGACCTGCAATTGGGGCAGATCATTGAGTCACAAGCTAGCAGATTTGCAAGTAGAATGGGTTTTCTTGCTAGGCAACATTTCCCAGCGAATGCGGACGGTACTATAGACAGTTTGTCTGGTGTGATTGTCGATGAATATGGGGCTGTAAGCCCAACGATTCAAGACGTAATTGCAAGGCAGCCAGACTTTGTTGCTGCTGGCAGGCTGACATCTGGGCAGATTGGTGCATTGGATGAGATGAGGAAACTTGCTGACGAGATTATGCAGGTTCGGGTAGATTGGTTGGACGAGACTAGCCGGGGGCATCATGTTAGTGTGCGGCCTGATGTTATGGACGGTGGAACGTACTTACCTCGTGGCGGGACCAATCGGGTAATTGACGATACACCTGAATCGGTTTTGAACAGGACGCTTAAAGAACTCTTTGATGATGACGTATCGCAGCGGGTTGGCGATTTCAAGGGTGCAAATGCCAAGGCTAGTTTCCAGCAAAGATCGTCATTGTCCTCACAGGGCAGGGGCATAGCGGGTATTCGTGACGATGCTGGCGAGATAATCAAATGGGATTATCCGACATTTGAACAATCAATGCTCGATTACGCACGTGCAGTTGGATATCAAGCACGTGATGAGTATCAAGCAAATTACCTGAAAAGTGTGAGGCAGCGGGTTGATGACACGAATGAACTTATTGCCAAGACCGACCGCCAACTCATGGAAAAAGAAGGTATCCAAGCGTCGTTAGATGAACTGCGAGGTGAAATCTCTGGATTAAAGAACGCGGCTGTGAGGTATGGCAAAAGGCAGTCAGACGCATTTGACAGGATAGAGAATTATGCTGGCAAGCG